GGGCGAGTATCTGGTCGCCTGCTCGGTTGATGATGGAAAGCTTTACGAGTGGCAGTTAAATGCCGCAACGCCTGCGGCCCAGATATCCAACTCTCCGTCTGACTGTGTTGGCCTTATGGTGACAGAAGAAAGGTTCCTGTTTGCCTTGGGCGCCGGAGGTAATCCGAGACTGGTCCAGTGGTGTGACAAGCAAGACAATACAACGTGGACCCCGTCTGCGACCAACGAGGCAGGTGACTTTGAGCTACAAACAAACGGCGAGATCCTGTGCGGTCTTCGGGCAAGAGGTCGTGCACTAATCCTTACTACAACGGACGCCCATGCGGCTACGTACATTGGCCCTCAGTTGGTTTACTCGTTTGAGCGTGTCGGAACGTCTTGTGGCGCAATATCGAGAAAGGCCGCCGTGTCGTTTGACCAAGGCTCTTACTGGATGGGAACCAAAGGCTTTTACATGTTCGACGGATCTGCCGTTAGAGAGATGCCATGCGAAGTAATTGACCACGTATTCAACAATATGAACACGGCCCAAAGGTCTAAAATATTTGCCGTTCATAATTCTCAGTTTGGCGAGGTCTGGTGGTTCTACCCGTCTAAATCATCAAACGAGAATGATTCCTATGTTATTTACGACTACAAAGAGAATCATTGGAATATCGGCTTGCTGAACAGAACAACGGGCGTTGATGCTGGCGTATTTAGAAACCCAATCTGGCTTGATGAAGACGGCAACATGTACAACCATGAAGACGGCTTCGATCACGGCACATATGAAAGCTACGCAGAAAGCGGGCCAATATTGATAGGCGATGGTGACGCAATAGCCAAGATCAACCAACTGATACCTGATGAGCTAACGCAGGGTCAGGTTACTGTTTCGTTTAAGACACGGTTCCATCCTAACGACACCGAAAGATCATACGGGCCGTATTCAACAGCGAACCCAACTGACGTCAGATTTACCGGAAGGCAGTTCAGGATGCGGATTAATGGTAGCGAGCTGAATAACTGGCGGTTCGGTATACCAAGGCTAAATATTATTTCGGGCGGTCGAAGATGAGCGAAAGACCACCGGCGCCAAACTCCCCAGACTTCCAGCGATGGGGCGAGCGATTAAATGACTACCTGATGAGGGTCAGGTCAAAGCTTGCCTTTTTCCAGAGCGGTTCTTCTGCCACAGAGGACGGCGTTATCCTTTGGTCTACAGACGGGTACCCTGTTGTATCTAAAGACGGAGAGTACCGGCAGATCGTTCTAGCGGACGGCTATGCGGCATTTGTTAGTAATACCGACCAGACAACTACCGCGAACACGGCAACGGCCATTACTTGGGATTCAAGGTTATTTGGTGACGGTGTTACATTGGGATCTCCGGCATCTCGTGTTGTCTTTGAGGAGGCCGGTTATTACATGATCGCCTTCTCTGTTCAGATTACATCAAGCTCAAGCAGTACAAAGACGCTTTATTTCTGGCCAAGGGTTAACGGAACTGATGTTCCCAATTCGACAATTAAGGTTTCTTTGCACAACAATGGCGGAACTATTGTGATGTCTCGGAGTGCTATTTTTAATTTTGCGGCAGGTGATTATCTGGAGGCAATGTGGGCTACAGATGACGCCGATGCCACCCTAGATGCCTCTGCGGCGACCTCCTTCGCTCCGGCAACGCCATCTGTTATACTTAACGTTACGAGGTTAAGACAATGAGCCTGTTTGCTGAACTAACAAGATGCCGAGGATGGATTGAGGCCGCGCTAGCGTTAAGCGGTGGCACTCATACCTTTGATGACATCGTTTCTGCGGTATACGCCGGTCACATGCAGTTGTGGCCGTCTGAGAACGCCTGCGCCGTAACAGAGATGGTCACATTCCCAAGAAGAAAGGTTTTGCATATATTCTTGGCCGGCGGAGATATGCAGGAGATTGTTAACATGGATGAGTCCGCAACTAAATTTGCAAAGGCTAACGGGTGCTCTGCTTTGACCATAGCGGGTCGGCGGGGCTGGAAAAAAGTATTAAGCGAAAACGGGTACGTAGAGTCTTTCACTACCCTGACCAAGGAGATTGACTAATGTCTGGTGGAAAAGGCGGCGGCTCTAAAACGAGCGTACAAATCCCGCAGTGGATTCAAGATCCAATGCAACGAGGCATCTCTCGCGCAGAGGATATGTCGCGCATGGGATATCAGCCATATTATGGCCCAGAGGTTGCGGCATTTAGCCCAATGCAGGTAGCGGCAATGCAGTCATCTGCTGATGCGGCATCGGCCTTTGGATTGGCCCCTCAGATGGATGTATCCGCAGGAATCCCAACCCCAACCGAGTACGTTGGCGGTGTAAGAGGGTACGGCTCTGGCGACATATTCGAGCAGTCTTTAAACGAGTTTAACAAGCGCCAGCCAGAACAGGCCGCTATTTACAATTCACTGTTTGCCGGCCCTAACGTTAACAACGTTGATTACGGCGACAATGGCGGAAACAACCGACCTGTAATGAATGGCAGTGGTGGGCAAACAAACGGATATACAGACATTGGATATCTAACCGGACAGGGTTCAGCTCCATTCAGCGGATCAGCTCAGACTGGATATGGTGGCGGCGGGCTTGGCCTTGCAGAAGGATACGGAAACGTAGACCAGTCTGGTGTTTATGGTGGATTTGGTGGCGGATACTTCCCAGCATTTCCAATAAGCCAGACCGCCGGCGGGACTGTTCCTGTGGTTGGAGCCGCAGGAGGGGCTGAGCCTTCTCGAACAGATTCAATGATTGGCGGCAGGTCGGCTGAGCCAATAGTTCCGGAAACAGTAAGATTTCCAGACCCGCAATTTCCAGATCAAACATCATTAATGATGGCTAATTACATGAGTCCAAGAGGAAACTTAGGCTTTGGCGGATTCAACCCTTACGGAATGGGGGCATAACATGGCAGGAGCACCACAAGGAAATCAGGGACAGCTATACGCAACGCAGGTGCCAACCTATGGAATGACTATGGGCGGCCAAGAGTTTAGAACCCAACTGCCAACCGGAACAGGCACAGCGTATCAGGCGTATCCTCCCCAAGGTCAAGGGCCTTCTGGTCCGCCAAACTTGCCAGTACAGCAAGCTCCGCAATTGGGTGATTCAATGAAGTCACAAGTTGTGCCACCAAACACAGCCCAGTCCCAGCCGAATATTTTCCAGCAAGCCTCTGGCGCAATGACAGGCGCTATGGGAGCGACCGGCAGAGAAATGAACTACCGGCCTATGGCTGTGGGCAATTACGGCTACGGGGCCGCTCAGGCAGGCTCACAGGGCTATAATCCTGCTGTTGGTCAGTCTGCTGGATACAATGCCGCTCAGGCAGGCGCTCAGGGGTACAATGCGGCTCTTCTTAGTGGATCTCCAACGGTTACCGCTCAAAACGTTCAGGCTGGACAATTGGCAGGAACAAACTTAGGCGCATATACAAATCCTTACGAGTCACAGGTAGTTGGACAAACGCTGGGCGACCTAGAGCGATCACGTCAAATCCAAGCTAATGAGGCCGCTCGTCAAGCTCAGGCGGCTGGCGCATTTGGTGGCTCTCGGTCTGCCATTTTAGAGGCTGAGACAAATCGAGCATTTGCCGATCAGGCCGCTCGCTCTGCGGCTCAACTGCGTCAGGCTGGGTTTACCAATGCACAGCAAATGGCACAGCAAGACATTCAAAGACGAATGCAGGCAGATCTTGCTAACCAAGGCGCAAACCTACAGGCAGGAACAACTACCGCAAACTTTGCACAACAGGCAGGGCTTGCAAACCAGTCTGCTCTTAATCAGGCAGGTCAATTCGGTGCATCGGCTCAGAATGTAGCGGCACTACAAAACATGGCCGCACAAAATGCCGCATCTCAGTTTGGCGCAGGCGCGGCTAACCAAATGACCGCACAAAACCTTGCCGCAATGAATCAAGCCGGCCAGTTCGGAGCATCGGCGGCTAACACAGCGGCATTGCAAAACATGGGCGCCTTAAACCAAGCCGGTCAGTTTAACGCATCTCAGGCATTGCAGTCTGCGTTAGCTAATCAGCAGGCCGGTCTTCAAGGCTCTCAGCAACGGCTCTCAGCGGCTGGCCAGATGGGTACTCTTGGTAACCTTGGCTTTGGCATGGGCCAGCAAGTACAAAGTAACATGGCTCAGCAGGGCGCCTTACAGCAGGCTCTACAACAGCAGATCATTGATGCGGCACGACAGCAGTACCAAGGCTACACTGGCGCGCCACAGCAGTCGCTTAGCTACCTTGCACAGGCTCTTGGTATGGCCCCGACCCCGCAAACCCAGACCACTAAGAACCAACTTGGATTGATGGATTATCTTGGCGCCGCCGCTGGTGCCGCTGGAATCTTTAAAGCTAGTGACATCGCCTTAAAAGAGAACATCCAGAAGATCGGGAAGACTAAAGGTGGAACCAACTGGTACTCGTGGACTTGGAACGATAAAGCTAAAGAGCTTGGCCTGTCTGGTGAGTCTTCTGGTGTTATCGCTCAAGAAATTCAGAAGGTCAAACCTGAAGCTGTTAAACAGGTTGACGGATACTTGGCTGTTAACTACTCAATGGTGGCGTAATGAATCAGCAACTAATAATGGAAATGCAACGCCGTCAGCAGGAAGAAATGCAACGGCAGATGCAGGAACAGATGGCGCAAATGGGCCAGTCTCAACAGGCTCAAATGATGCAGTCTATGGCGCCACCGCAAATGCAGGTTCAGGCTCCGCAGATCCAAGCACCGCAGGTTCAGGCGCCCAAGGCATTAACACCAGAGCAGGGCTTGGCATTGATGCAGATGTTAAGATCTGACAACCAAGCGCCAATGATTCAGACAGACCCAAGAATGTTGCAAATCACTCCGGTACAGCAAAGAGACCAAACAGCGGGTCTATTGCAGATGCTGAAATTTTTAAAGTAGGTGATCAGATGGCTCTATTAAACCAGTTTGGACAGCAGGACGAAGAGATTCTTAGAGGAATAAAGGGGAATGCTCCGATTAGTCAGGGTAATGTTGTATACGACAACCCGTCCGTAAAGCCTATCCCCAATGCTCCAAAGCAAAGTTTTTTTGGCCGAATCGGGTCTGGACTGCAAGACCCTGAAACCTTGATGAAGCTAGGCATGTTATTTAGCTCTATGGGGTCAAGATCTCAGGCGATGGTTCCTGCGTTACAGGCCAACTTAGAGTCAATGCAATCTAAAAGGCAGGCCAATGCAACGGCGGAGCGATTTAGGGCAATGGGCAGGGATGATCTTGCTCAGATGATTGAGCAGAATCCAAGCATGGCGCTTGATCTGACAAAAGCGTATTACTCTAGCCAGTTTAAATCTCCAAGCGCGTTTTCTGAAAAGGTTGATGCGCTGGTTGCGTCTGGAGTTCCAAGAGAAGACGCAATTAAGCTGGTAATACAAGGATCACAACAGCAAGGATTTAGCGCAAAATTTGACCCAGAAACTGGGCAGTTTAGTGTAAGCCAAGGCGGCGCTGGTGGCGACATGACCGAGAGTGAGTCAAATGCTTCAATGTTTGGAGCAAGAATGTTCACGGCAAATCAGGCGCTAGTCACTCTTGAAAGCGAGGGTACAAAGTTAGGTCAAATGATCGCAGGCAAGATTCCCGTTGTAGGAAACTACATGCTTACGCCGGAAGGACGGCAATATCAAAATGCTCAAAAGAACTTTGTCGCCGCTCTTTTAAGAAAGGAGTCTGGAGCTGTAATAGGCCAAGATGAAATTGATGACGCAATACCAATCTACTTCCCTGTTGCTGGAGATGATCCACAAACAATTGAAATGAAGCGAAAAAACAGACAAATTGTTGTTAATGCCATGATGCAGGCAGGAAAGACGGAGGTTTCAGGTCAAGGCATGCAATCATCTGGACAGCCAAGAAAGATAAAGGGTGCTGACGGAACTATTTACGAATACGAAGTGGTCGAATAAGAGGTCAGTATGGCAAAAATTAAGGTAACTCGACCAGACGGAAAGATCGAATACATCGAAGCTCCAGACTTACTTCAGGCCGCTGAGGCTGACAAGCAGAAAAGCGCCTTCGGAACACCGCTTATGCTTACGTCTGATGGCGGAAGAATCTATGATACACCGAAAGGCTTAGTTTTTGCGTCTGCGGGTTATTCAACGACAGACCAGAATCGCATTAGAGAAATAATTCAAGAAGAGAAAGCCAAAGGAGAGACCCCAAGACAGTTAGCGGAATCAGATATTCGCCAAGAGATATTGGGTCAGGCTCCTATTGCATCTGCTGGTGCGTCCGCCATGCAGGGCATTCCATTTGTTGGTGAATACATTGATGAGCTTGTTGGAATGGCAAGCCCAAGAATCCAACAAAATATTCGAGCCGCACAGTCTGCGATGAAGGAAGAAAAGCCAATAACTAGCGCTGGCCTGCAAACAGGAGCGGCAGTTGCAACTACGGCTCCGTTTCTTGGTGCAAAGTTTGCGGGAACAACGTTAGAGCAAGCTGGAAAGCTTGGACTTCTTGGTACCGGCTATGGTGCCGTTGAGGGCGGCGTAAGTGGATACGGTCGAGGCCAGACCCCAGAGCAAAGGGCGCAAGAGGCAGAGTCTGGTGCAAAATTTGGTGGAGTTGGTGGCTTTGTTGGTGGCGCAATAGCGCCATATGCGGACAGGGTAATCGCTAGGCTCATGGATAAACCAGCTAGAACACTTGCGTCTAGTCTCGGTATATCTGTTGAAGCGGCTCAGGTTATTCGAGACACATTTAGCCAAGGCGGAAACATTCAAGATGCCTTTTCAGCCATAGAGAGGGCAGGCAGAACTGGAATGATTGCTGATGCGAACACAGCAACTAAGGTTTTGGCGGACGCTTTAGGAGCCACTGGCGGCGAGGCTTCTGAAATTGTTTCAGGCGCAACACGTCAAAGAGCAGAGGCAACCGGAAGGGATTTGTCTGCACAACTAGATAGATCGCTTGGCGATGTCCCAGCAGGAACGCAGTCTGTTCTTGAAGACGTTGCGGCAAAGTCTGCATCCGCTAGAGGTCGTTTGTATGACGTTGCACTTAGCAAGCCGATTGACTACACATCACCAGCAGGAATGGCGATAGAGGGACTGTTTGAGCGAATTCCGAACAGAGTTAAAGCTGAGGCTATACGCAAAGCTAACGAAGCAATGCAACTTGAGGGAACTCGTGATAAGACGATGCAGATACGCGCAATCATAGGCGATGACGGGTCTGTTTCTTTTTCTGAGATGCCAAACATAACCCAGCTAAATGAGCTGAAAATTGCACTGCAAGAAATGGCTCAGGATATGGTAAACCCCAGAACCGGACAGGTAACGGCAGAGGGGCGAAGATATCTCAATGTTGCTTCAGAATTGCGAGACCTTTTAACAGAAGCAAACCCAATTTATGGAAGAGCTGTTTCACTTGGCGGAGAAAAGATACAAGAAGAAAACGCCTTCATGCTTGGGCTTGATTTTCTTAAAGACAAGACCACAAGGGAAGAGGCCGCTCGCGGATTGAAAGGCCTAACCGAAATGCAACGCGATCTTGTTAGGAGGGGCGTAAGATCAAACGTAGACGAAACAATTGCCAATGTAAAAGCGGCAATGGATGCGGGTGGAGATACAGAAATCGCTGAGGCTAGAAAGCTTCTACGCAATTTAAGTAGCAGGGCAAATAGAGATAAATTGCAAATGTTGTTGTCGCCTCAAGAGTATGCCCAGTTTGAAAAAACTTTGATGGAAGCATACATGGCGATGGATTTGAGAGCGGCAACTGCAAGAGGATCGCAGACCGCTATAAGACAGCAAGTTCAGGGCGACATAGAGCAGGCAACTAGCGGCGGGATAGCAAGAAGCTTACAGCAGGGACAGCCAGTAATGGCAACTCAAGACATCATTAAGGTTCTTACTGGCGCAACTGATGCGTATACCACGCAAGAAAGACAGGCAATATACGCCGACCTAGCCAATATACTTGTTGGCCGTCAGGGCAAGGATGCCAAGGCGGCATTGAATTATATCCAGAAGGCTGTAGAGGATGGTAAAATTGATCAGAAGCGCGCCGCTTTTGTTGCAAACGTTGTGGGCAGAATCACAATACCTGCCGGATCTGAAGCGGCCCAATAAATAGGAAGCAACAATGAGACCAGAACCAAAAGACTTAGGTGAGATCGAAGGCATTGCCCGAGAGGCCGTGAACGATGCGGTTGATTTTGTTGAGTCAGAGATTTCCGAAGACCGAATCAAAGCCCAGAGATACTTCGATGGCGAGGTAGATATCGGTGAAGAAGAAGGCCGGTCTTCTGTTGTATCCACTAAGATACGCGACACCATTAGAGCAATTAAACCCTCACTGCTCAGGGTGTTTCTTTCTACTGATCGACCGGTTGAGTTTGTCCCCACAGGTCCAGAGGATGTGCCTGTAGCCGAGCAGGCAACGCAATACGTTAACTACCTATTCAACGAAGTCGGCGGGTATCGAATCCTAAACGACTGCTTTCATGATGCGCTGTTGAAAAAGGTTGGAATCGCCAAGGTCTACTGGGACACCTATATGGAGTCAAAGACCTACGATTACACTGACCTGAATGAACAGGAATACATGGCCATTGTTAACGATGAAAACGTTACGGTCATATCAGAAACTCAGGTAATCAAAGCAGAGATAGACGAGATGGGCATGCAGATAGACCGCCCATACTACGATCTTAAGGTCTCTTATCAAACAGAAAAGGGTAAGCTTTGTGTTGAGTCTATCCCACCAGAGGAGTTTTTCGTTGATCGTAACGCGAAGTCTATCGAAGATGCTTACGTTGTTGCTCATCGCACTGAGATGCGCGTTGGTGAGCTTGTGGCTATGGGTTATGACTTTGATGTTATTTCTGAGCTTGGCGGTCTGGGTCACACTGATACCTTTTCAGAGGTGGAGAGATACGAGCGCAGAGGTTACGAAGAAGACTACTCAGACGAGGACGTCCAAGACCCCTCAATGAGAATCGTTGCCGTTACCGAAGCGTATATGAAGATAGACGTAGAAGGGACCGGCGTACCAGAGTGCTACAAAATCCTAATGGGCGGGTCAAACTACAAGGTTTTAGATTACGAGCCTTGGGGTGATATTCCGTTCGCCGTATTCGAGGTTGATCCAGAGCCGCACACATTCTATGGCCGGTCGATTGCCGATATACTGTTTAACGAGCAGGACGCATCTACCGCAATGCT